CGGTTGAAGACTGACGCGTACCCGGTGAAGGTCAGCAGACCAGCGCCGGACTCGCGAAGCTCCGCACCGTCAAACGGCTGTGCCCGAGTGATCAGGGCATCGCGGGAACCTGCCCGCTCCGAAAGATCCATTACAAGACCGCTCCTAGTGCATCTTTGCTCGGCTGAGACTTGCCAGCCTGTTGATCCTGCATCGGCTTGACGTTCGAGTTCAGCGGAGCGTCAATCGAATCCCCGCCGTCGATCGGCGGAAGGTTTTCACGGGCGCGAATCTCGTTCGTCGTGAGAATCGCAGCGGCACGCGCGGCGGAATAGACGGCGTAGCGCCCAGCCTCATCAGTGCGAAGCAGCGCGTTGACGTCGAAGCGGGCCACCAGTTGCTTGTAGGCCGCCGGGGCGTAAAGCATGGAGTCCCACGCCTCTTCGAAGCGCGCGAGCCAGGAATTCAGCGTGAACTGCAAGAAGCCCATGGCCTGCTGCTCAATGCCGGTACCCCACGAAGTGGTCTTGTCCACCTGCCCGAGCATGTGCGGCGGAATGCCGAAGAGCATCGCGATGTCAATTGTCTGCGCAGCACGGGTGCCCAGGAACTGAGCGTCATCCGGCGCCACGCTGATGGGCGACCACTTGGCGCCACCGGAGAGGATGCCGACCGTGTGAGAGTTGACCACACCAGAGTGGATGCTCTGGAAGCCCTCTTTCATCGCTCGGGCCTTTTCCTTATCGAGATCCTGTTCCATCTCGATAATGCCGGTCATGTGCGCGCCGTTGCCGAAGAACCGGGCGCCGAACATCTCAGCGGCAAGGCCAAGGCCGATCGCGTTGCGCGCCGCCTGGATCACGGACATACCGGCAGCCTGGCCGGGGTAGCTGATGCCTAGCAGGTGAATGATGTCGTTCGGGTCAACGTCCTGCCGGTTGATCTGGTAGCCGCGCACGCCCTGGTCCGTGAACGCACAGACGACGGTATCCGGGTGAAGCACGCGGAGCCGGTTCGGGCGTCCCTGCGGGTCCCGGGAGGTCACGAGACAGAACGCGTTACCGCGCAGCAGCAGCGAAACCATCATCTGAACGATGCCCTCACGCCGCTTAGGCAGCCGGGGGTCGGACAGTCCGCCGAACGGGTCCGCCACGATCTGAGGCTGAGCCGGGGCGTCCACATAGGTCCCGTTGATACCAGCGCGAGCGGCGTTGAACGGGAGGTTCGCGACCGTGTCGCTGAGCAGGCGGACGCACGAGTGCACGGACAAAAGCGACATTGCCGTAGCTTCGGTGACCGGGATACCCGAGGTAGTGACCGCCGCAAGCGATCCATTAGTCGGGATTGCCCACGGGTCGCCGGAGCCTGAAGGAAGGAACGCGCGAGCTTCCCGATTACGCCTTGCTAGGCTCATGCGACATCACTCCGACATAAATCAGCGCGGCACCCAGGATGAACGGCCCCAGGTGAGAATTCCAAGACCAGCCACCCCACACGAGGCAGCCAATACCGGCTAGCTCGAACTCATCCGAGACTTGGGCCAAGCGGCTATGAGTCGGAAGGCGACGCGCCGCACCGACCAGACGAGCAAGTACGCGCATCGTGGCATCCTCTTATAGGTCGTTCCAGTTGAAAAACATCGGGGTAGGTTCGGGCTCAGGCTCCGCGTACGCCTCAGCGAGCGCCATAACAGCGGCTACGGCAAGGTCGATCTTTCGCGGCGAGTTGCGGCCGTCCTTGCTGATGCGCGAACCGCGCGAGTCAGTCCGGATCACACAGTTGGAGAGGTGGCGCGCAAGCCGGAGGTCACCGCTGTGAGTGATCGACTTGTTCATCACGGCCTCGTAGAAGCTCTGCGTAGCCGGGATCATGCGCGCGGGAGACTGCGGGAACTCCAACATCGGCAGTCCCTCATCGTCCAGATCCTGGAAGGTACGCGCCCAGCGGGCGGGGTCACACGCGATCGCGCGGACGTTCCACCGCTTGCAAGCCTTGCGAATCGCGTCTTCGACGTCCACCACGGGCACAACCCATGAGTTATCCGATTCCTGCGGCTTCTCCCACGCGTCAACGACGTCGATGTGCGGGGCGGTTTCCTCGTCCGGGCAGCGCACCACAACCAGCGCAGTCGAGTCGTTGTTGAACGAACCGTCGAACCCTAGGACGACATCCGCACCGTCTTCGACTTGCGTCTCACGTGAGACGCACTGGTCCCAAACGCCAGCGGGCAGCCACGCGGTAGCGGTACTAACCCACTGGTTGAGCCGCTTCGTGCGGAACTCGTTCTCAGGAGTACGCAGCACAGCGGAGGCGAAGTCCTCAGGCGAAACGATGTCGCCGAAGCCGGGGTTAGCAGCCTCCCAAACCTTTGGGTCGGTGTGGTCGGCCTTGTCGGGCGCACCCCAATACTCGTAGTAGAACGACGGGTCGCGAAGCTCACCGGACGCAACGCGCTGGCCGTACTGGTGCATGCTGTAGCACAGCGAATCCTGGCCGGTCGAGTCCGTCTTTACACCCGCAGTGGAGATGCCCATCATCAGCGGCTCGGCGCGCGAACCCGTGGCGAGGGACATAACGTCCCATAGTTCGCGGTTGGGCTGAGCGTGAACCTCGTCGAACATGACGAAGTGCGGGTTAAGACCCTCTTTGGTGAAGGCCTCAGCAGACAGCACGCGATAGATCGAACCATTCGCCGGATATTCGATGACATCGCGGTAAGTCTTGAACTCTCGGCTCAAAACCGGGTTCATATCGATCATTTTCTTCGCGGTGCCGAAGACGATCCGGGCCTGCTCCTTGTCCGCCGCGCATGAGTAAACCTCACCGCCAGCGGGACCATCGAACATGCCATACAGCGCGATACCAGCGCCGAGGGCCGACTTGCCGTTCTTGCGGGGCAGCAGCACCAGCGCTTGCCGATGCTTCAGCTTCCCGTCTCGGCGACGCGCGAACACGCGGCCGACCATGTCTTTCTGCCACGGGCGAAGGATCATCGGCGTACCGGCCAGGCCACCCACGGAGTCTTTCGTGATGCTCAGGAACTGCGCGAACTGCTCGAAGCGGGGCCCGTCACCCTCCTTGATCTCACGCGGGGTAACATGCGTGCGAATCAGCGGGGCGGGTGGCATGGGCTATCTCTCCGGGCGTTTGGGCAGCAGGTTGGCCAGCGTGGCGGCAGCCTTCACTTCGGCCAGTCCGAGGCGCGAGCGATCAGACGGCGTAAGGCCAAGCGATGCAGCAATTTGGGTGATTTGCTTCTCAGTCTGCGCGAGCAACCCGGCGGCCGGATTCGCAACCATGGAGCCGTCCTTAGGCTGGACAATCAGCGCGCCGTAATCGGTCAGGCACTTCTTGTATTCCGCGCGACGGTCGTACAACTCACAGAGCATGATCAGCGTCAGCGCGTCGGACGGTGCGAGCCAGGCACTTGCCGCTGTGGTCACTGCCACCCACAGGCCCGCGCCTTCAGGGCCTAGGTGGTCCGGGGTGGGCATGTCCAGCGGCTGAAGCTTGGCGACGGCGGCAGCGTCAGGCAGATTCTTGCGCGACGGATTGCCGAGGCGCCGGGCGCGCTCATTCGGCATCGGCGGAGGGCCGGGCATGGCAAATTCCGCCTTTCGCGCGTGGACAAACTAGGGCAATTTTTGAGAGCGAGCGCACGCGCGGCACGCGAAACGGATAAATATGCGCTGATCAGGCGCCGTTTGGCGTTCCATGATCAACTACTTTTGAAAACCTAACCCCCGAAATCGTACGGGGCTAGGGGGCAGGCGCCTTAGCGATGTAAAGTGCTGATGTTTCCACTACCCCCGGGTGGGTATGCATATGCATGCGACAGTGGATAGTTATGCACTCAGCCAAAGAACGGGCCGTCACCGCGCGGAGTCCGGTTACCCTTCCGGGCATTGCACTCGATACACAACACAGTGAGGTTTGAACGATCGTTGGTCCCACCCTTGGACCTCGGCACAATGTGGTCCACACTCAGCCGCTCAGCGGTATGAGGTTCACACTGATAGCCAGGACAGATGTCACCATAGGTACTACGCCACTCAGCAAGGACAGCCTTAGACAACCGGGACCACTCGCCGCCGTAGTACTGACCAGGGTTCGGCCTACGTGTCCGTTCACGCGCCCGCTGGCAGTCATCACAGCGCGAAGGGTTCCGGTGTATCCGTCCACAGTCCAAGCACCGGCGCCGCAGACCAGCCACTACAACGCCGACCCTGTGTTCACCGGCTGGCAGTTGCAACCGGGTAGCTGTCCACTGGCCGGAGCCGTGCACGTGGCCTGGTGCGTCAGGCAGGCAATGTCCGTAGTGATCTGGTGCGCAGCGCAAGCGAACACGTTGACGGTATCGGTCGCGGAGCCATCAGCGAAGCGGAGCCACACCAGCACGGCGGGAGCGCCGCAAAGACTGCAGGCGGTCGCCATTACACAGCTCCGATCAGGTGGGCGAGATCTCCAGGGGCAACGTCACCCGGAGCGCGCATGGGAAACAGTGGGTAGCCAGCGTTCGCGTAGCACTGCGCCACCAACTGACTGCAAATCATATGCTTGGTGCGGCCCACGAAGCGCTCTAAGCGGTCCGTGTGTGCGATGCGAAGCGCCGCTATGGCGAGGTAGTCCAAGAAGCTGTAGGGCGTTCCTACGGACGCAGCAGCGGTATTCGCGATGATCCGGCGCTGTTTGTCGGTAAGGTCGAAAGCCGAGTAGGCAACGCGCGCGTAGCCGTTCGTCGCCTCGTCCAGCGTCACAAGCTGAGCGCCGCCGACTTCCGCTTGAACCACGCGCATGTCATTCGTGACCACGAAAGCGTGCGTATAGTAGCTTCCGGAGCCGACGAGCGTCTGACCAATCGAAATGGCCTCGCCTACAGCGCCGCTGATGCGCACAAGGCCGAAATCACCCGGAAGCGGGTTGCTGTACTTGACAGGTGCCACGGGGATTCCTTCGGAACGCAAAGAATCACCTAGCGGCGAATGCCACTAGGTGTGAGGAGTCGTGCAAGTGCTGACGCGGGTGGACTCGAACCAACAACCGCCGGATTAACAATCCAGAGCTCTACCGATTGAGCTACGCGCCATAGTTCCGGGCTGCCCTCGCTGACTAGAAGGGCATTTAACCTCTCGTTAACGCTTCGGCACCCGGACAGGTGTGGGGTTGACTTTTGGTACCTACGCCGTCAACCAAGGCGCGTGGAACAGCGGGGCGGCTCTGCCAGTTGGCCTACGCATCGACTTTCGTCCAGCGGCAGGCTTCGAACCTGCAACGCACCCCTAAGTCCAACGGGTCGGATTCGAACCGACGACTCCTAGCGCTTTGTGTTGCAGGCGCGCCGCTAGTGCTCTACCTCTGAGCTACCGAAGGTTGGTTAGGCTTCGCCACAAACAGAGCCTCTTGCCTCCTGGGCTGTGTCTGGTATCCAGGAATTACAGCTTGCAACGCGCGCTTCGCGTTGGATTCGAACCAACGCCCCGGGGCTAAGTAATGCCCGTGCTCTTTCCGCTGAGCTAGCGAAGCTTGCCGGGAGGTCTAGAAACGCCCAGATGGGAGAGAGGGCATCCGGACGGACCTCGACCGGTGGTTTTGGGAACGTTCAACCTCTTGCGCCGGGTGTCTAGTAGTTCGTGCGCGGGCCGTTCCCCTTACCTTATACTCTAGCGGTTCCCTTACCAGGCCCCTGACCAGCGCAAACGCTCGTTGATCGGCGTACGGTCACCCCGTCCGGTCGGCGGAAGCAGCGTCACCCCATCCGGCCACACAGCGCGCAGCAACACCCGCCGGAGCTCCACCGACGCACCCGCCCACGACTCCGTAAGCTCCGCAGGTTCCACGCTGATCGGTCCGGCTGCCTCGGCGCTCTGCTCACGCATCTTCGCCTCAAGCTGAGCCACGGTCGCCGATAGACGTCCGCCCTGGCGTTCGTACTCCGCTTCGCTCATGGGATGCACACCCGGCTTAGGCGACCAGTACCGGTCCTCAAGCGCTCTGAGCCGTTCCTGAGCGCTCGCAAGAGCCTGGGCGACCTGGAGTGCCATAGCCTCTGTCTCAGGGTGTGTGAAGCGCTGCCAGCGGCGTGCGACCTCGTCCAGTGCTTCGCTGCCTGGCTCCAGACCGGACACCCGAGCCACCCATGCCTCGCCGATGGCCGTATCGATCCGATCAGCGCGCGTCGTGATGCCCTGGCAGAACGTCTCACCCTTCGCACTGCGCGTCTGGCACTCGTATTTGCTGCCGT